CGGGCCTTGTAGGCCAGCGCCATGATTACGTCGCGGTGAGTTCGATCACGGCCTCGGGGCGCGTGCAGATGTGCAGCGGATTGCTCTGCACCTTGTAGTCGATGCCGGCGCCGTGCGGCAGCATCTCGTCGCTCACGTGCCAGGGGACGCCGATCGTGCCGGCCACGCGGATGTCGTCGGCCGGGGCGAACACCGTCTCGAACAGGCCGGGGACGCCCATCGGGATCAGGTACGCCTTATTGGCGGCGATGAACCGGGTCGCACCGACCTGGCCGCGGTACTCTTCGAAGTTGATGCCGGCGTAGTCGAAGCTGTCGCGCACATCGGCGCGGTTGGTGCCGGACTCCTGGTACTTCAGCTGATCGCGCACGTCGTCGTGATCGACCAGGGCGTCGATGAACTCATTCGAGGCCAGCACCTTCCAGCCGCTGTTCATCACCGCGCCGAGCTTGTCTTCCGACTTGCGCTTGGCCGCCATCAGGATCGAACGCACCTTCGTCGCGGGGTTCGACAGCGCGATCGATTGGGTCTGCTGCGACAGGCCGAACTCGGTGAAGTAGTTGTAAATCACGGTGCTGCCGTCGGCGTCCAGCACGGTGCCCTTCAGGGCGCCCATGCGCTGGAACTCGTGCGTCAGGTCCAGGTCACGGCGGCAGATCGCGAGCTTCTGCATCAGGTGGTTCATCGCCACCACTTCCTCGGTTTCGCTGCCGTAGGCGCGCAGGCCGATCACTTCGTCGGCGCTGATCGTGGCCGACTGGGGCAGATGCACCGGGCGGAAGTCGCGCAGGGTGCGCTTCTCGTCGTTCTTGGCCGGGCCGCGCGAGCCGCGGGCAGCGGTCGGGACCAGCGACAGGACGCCACCCTTCTGCTCGTATGCGACCGTCAGCGTGTTCACGCCGCGCTCGGAGAACAGGCCCATCCGACCGAGTTTCGTCGGCTGGTACGGGATGCGGGTGATGGCGCCAACCAGCTTCGTGAAGTGGAAGGCGTCGGACTTGAAAACGTCGAGCATCATGGTGCTGGTTCCTTCGTTGTAACGTAACGCTCAGCGCACGATGACGCCGGCCGCCTTCAGTTCGGCCACGACCGTGCCCTCGAGCGCGGCACCGCCGTTCAGCTTGGCGCCGATGACTTCGCAGTCACGGATGTGCACGACGCGGGCGTAGTCGCCGTTGACGGCAGGGCACTCTTCCCACAGGACCGCGGCGGCCGTCTGCGAGCCATCGGAAGCCGCGTCGAGCGACTTGATGTACTTGCCGCTCGAGGTGATCTTGCCGAGCACGGTGCCTGACGGCAGCGCGACGCCACCGGCGACGGTGACAGTGACGGCATCGCGAGAGAGCGTGCCGTTGGCCTCGGACATGAGGTACTCGCCGCGGTTCAGACCTTCGGTCAGCGTGGTCATTGCTTGCTCGCTTTCATTTCATTGACGATCGCCCACACACTGGTCGGGCTGTAATCGGTGGCGGCCGCCGCAGCGGCGCCTTTCTTCGGCGCGGGGAGCGTCGAGTCGATCTGGACATCGCTGGCGGCATAAACCTCGGCCAGCGCCGTGCGCGCCTCGGCAACCGTCTTGCGGCTGCGGATCAACGCGTCCGCTTGGTCGGCCATGCCGACGGCGGTCGCCAGAGACTTCACCTGACGCGCAGTCTCGATCAGCGCGCGTGCACCGTCGAGAGTCCCAGCTTCGGGCGCCAGCGCAAACACCGCAGCGAACGCTTCGAGGCCGGCGGCCTTGGCGTGCGCGGCGATCTGCTCGGCCAGCGCCGTGTCAGCCGCAGGTGCCGGATCGGCAACAGGCGGCTTGACGGCCGCGGCGGCGAACACCGCGCGGGCGGCCGGGGGCAGCGTGTCCACGTCGAACGACGCGGTGGCCTTGATCTCGTCCACCACCTCATCGCAGAGGCCGTATTCCAGGCACTCGTCGGCGGTCAACAGCGACTCGTTCGCGAGCACGTCGGCCAGGGCTTTCTCGTCGCCCTTCCAACGCTTCGCGTAAGTGGCGGAAAGCATGCCGCCCATCTTGTCGAGGTCGTCGGCAGCGTCACGCAGGTCTTCGGCATTGCCGTAGACCCCGTTGATCGGGTTGTGCAGGAACATCAACGTGTTCTTCGGCATGACCACTTTGTCGCCGGCCATCGCGATGTAGCTCGCGGCCGACGCGGCGATGCCGAGCACGTGCACGGTGATGTTCTTGCCGCTGGCGCGCATGCCATTGAAGATCGCCAGAGCCTCGATCACGCTGCCGCCGGGGCTGTTGATGTAGAGGTCGACGTTCTTCGCCTTCAGCGCACGGAACTCCGTGAGGAAGGACTTGGCGTTGCAGCCGTACCAGGCGCTGATTTCCTCGAGGATCGACACCTCTGCGGTGTCGCTGCCCTCGGAAGCGGCCTTGATCTGATACCAGGGTTTTGGCATGGTGGGTCGGATTGTTTGAGGAACGGTGCGTGGAAGTCACGCACTCGGGTTTCGTTACGACCGAATGAACAGCAGTTCTTCGTCACGCTTGCGGCGCGCACGCTTGCGGCGCGGCGGCCCGGCCGACGGGTAGATGTCCGCCGGCGGCAGCGTCGGGCCGGTGGTGTCCCGGCGCCACGACACCGCCGGAAACGACGCGAGCTTGAAACTGCTACGGTGGAACACCGACGCCTCGCCACGGGTTCGGTTCGGTGCCGTCTCCGATCACATCGGCGCCGTTCATCTTCTGCACGTCCACGCCTGGTGGCGTCGCGTTCATGGCGGCAATCACGGCGGCAGCGATCTCGGCGGCGGTCGGGCCGGTGCTGCCGCTGGTGTTGATGGCCTGCGCTTGCACCGGCACGGTGTACTGCACGCTGACGTTGAAAGCGCCGAGGGTCGGCACCACCGGCACGCCGCCGCCGTCGACGAAGAGGTTGCCGGCGATCTCGAGCGAGTGGTTGGCTTCCATCGGACGCACGCGCCACCCGTTCAGCAGGAACATGTACGCCGGGATCGACAGTCCGCCGCCCAGGTCGTCGCCGCCGGCCTGACGAAACGCCGGCAGGTACTTGCTGTTGTCCGAGGCCGCGGCCCAGTCGCTCCAGCGCGACCATAGCTCGGCCGCGCTGACGCTCGTGCTGTCGAGCACGATGCGTCGGGCTGCGGGATCGAAGGCAATGGGCACGCGCTCGCCTTAGACGTAGGCGCGGTCTTGCTCTGCCACCAGAGACAGCGCGATCGTCTTGGACCGGGTGAGGGTGCCCGTGGCGACGACGAACTTCCCTGTGCCCGGCTTGATGCCGATGAGCGTCACCGGACGATCAGTGCCGCCAGTGAACCCACCTTGCACGTTGCCGTCATAGTCGTACGTGAACGCAATAGAGCCGGAACTGATGGTGCCGGTGATTGGGGCCCCGCTTGCGTCGTTGACCGTGATCGCGCCCGACTCGCCGTAGTCGTTGCCGGCGCCAGGCGGGGCGGTGAACATCAGGCGATAGCTGGAACCCGAGCCGACCAGCACGGCGTTGGCGCTGATGGTGCCTGCCGAGGCGTACGGGTAGTCGCGAGCCGCAGCGCTGTTGTCGTAGCTGGTGAAGCTGTTCACGTCGGCCGCGGCGTACCCTTGGATGGTCACGCCTGTGCCGCCGCCGTTCGGATTGGTGGGGGCGAAGAACCCGGCCTTCAGCGCCGAGCCGACGAAGTTCAGCAGGATCGAAGCCGTCGTGCCGGTGACGGAACCGGCCGACGCGAGGCCATTGATGTTGCTGTTCTGGCGCAGCAGGTACTGCACCTTGGTGTAAATCTGCTGCAACGACGCAGCCACGGGGGCGGCGCGCTGCAACGTGAAGCTCGCACCCGACGCGGCGCCGAGCAGACCAGTCGTGAGCGGCACGGAGGTGGCGCTACCGCCCGACCCGGAGATCGTGTAGACGCCCTTGGCAGCGCCGTTGTGGACCGTGAGCGTGCCACCGTAGTAGTCGGCGATCGTGATGCCGCCCGCCGCGGTGGTCATCGACGTGGCCGCGTTTGCGCCCGCCCCGTCAACGCCCGAGTGCGTTCCGACATCGACCACGATGCCGAACGAGCGCGGCGTGCCTGTCAGGTCGATGTCTTTGGCGAACGCGGACGCAAAATACTTGACGTTGATCGCGCTGTACGGAGACGTTCCGATCGAGCCGTCCGCGACGGTGATGTCGAGGTCCGCCTCGTTCGACAGCAGCAGGTTGACGAGGTATGCGCCGGTTGCCGTCTTGCCGGTGTCGGCAAGGACCGAATCCTTGTACTTGTAGGCGTACTCGCGCACGTAACCTTTGAAGTAGGTGCGCGTGTCGAAGTTGCCGTTGCTGGCGTCACCGTAGACCTGGATGCCTTCGTTGGCGGCGTCGGTGAACGTGAAGTTCGCCGCCGCCCCGGCGGATGCGCGCTGGTAGTACAGCTGCGCGCCGCTCGACACGCTGCCGAGGCTCACGATGCCGACGTACTGGCGGTTCAGGACGCCCGCGGCGCTGTACTCGGACCAGCCGCCGTCGCGCAGTTTCTGACGCGTCGCGTCGTCGGCCGGCTTCCAACCCGAGAACGTGGCGCCGTCGGTACCGAACTGGAACTGACCCGACAGCGCGTCGATCGCGTACATCGGAAACGGCGAGTCTTGGTAGGTTGCGGTCGCCCACAGTTCGACGAACTTCGAGTAGAGGGCCTGCAGCGTCACGCCGTCTTTCGCAACGAGGTTGCCCGCGACGTTCAGGGTGAACGTCTTCGCCGTCTCATCGACGGTCAATTCGGTGCCGACGTTCAGGCCGGCGCGAGTGGTGATCTTTGCCATTTTTGGCTCCTACTGGTAGTTGCGATCCGCCACTTGGGCGATGGGGATGGATGCGCCAGCGACGGTCAGTGCGAGGTTGCGGACGTACAGCGGCACATACCCCTGTTTGATGACGCCAACATCGACGGCCGTCACAGCGTCAGGGTCGTAGTTCCACGCCCACGCGGTGCCGCTGTAGGCGTCGATCTGCTGAAGAATCGTCGTCGTGCCGGCGACCAGCACCACGATGTCGCTGCCGGTCTGCAGGCCGGTCAAGTTCAGGTACGGGCTCGACTGCGGCTCGTCGTCGATCACCGCGCTGAATGTGAGCGACGGCCAGCCGCTGAACGCGGCCTGTACCGCCACCGCTGTTTCGGCCGACGCCACGAGCGCCAAGCCCTCGCCGGGGTTGATGCAGATTCCAGACTTTGCCACGCCGATGTCGAGGTTGCGCATCGCGTAGTTGTGGCCGAGCATGTCCTCGTTCGTGCCGCCCGGCTTGTTCGCTTCGAGTTCGGGAAAGTACGTGCGCAGCGTCGGACCGTTGAAGTCTTTCGTGTGCAAGTAGTTGAAGCCGCGAGGCGTGCCGGCGGTGGTGTCCGTCAGGTACTGCTCGGGCACGCCGTAAGGCACGAAGCCCACGTCGGTGTAGCACGTCAGCGCGGACAGCGCCGGGTACGTCGAGTCCATCGGCGTCGCCTGCGCTTGAATCTGCCGGCTCGTGTCGGAAAAGTCTTCGCCCTTGATCTGCCCGACCGGCACGAGGCGCAGGTATGGCGTGTCAGTGGTGCCGACTTCTTGCAGCCCCAGTGAGAGCAGTTTGACGGTGGCCGCGCCGGTGTTCTCGAGGCTGAACATGCTCAGGCCCGGCACCGTCGCGGTGACGTACTCCCACACCACCGTTTTGCCGTTGACGGACGCAACGGCATGCACGCGCAGCGGCGCCGACGCCTGCACCACGTCGGGCAACAACACGACGGCCTGGCCGGAGGCAATGGTGATGGGTTCGACGGCAGTGCCGCCGCGGGACCGTTGCGAGCGGTACGACCCGCCGAATCGGCCCCACGAGCGTTGGTTGTTCAACGTGTTCTGCGTCCCCGCCGCGGCCCCCGAGCGAACGGCAGAGATTTTGTTCAAGCGCGCGGTGTACGCGTTGCCGCCACCACCGCGACGGACGACCACGCCCGACGGCAGCGACGTGGCGCTGTCGAATCGGATGGCTTTGTAGTTCAGGCTCTCCCCGGACGCCGAGGCGCACTGCCACAGGCTCGCGCTCGCGGCGGGAACCGTGGACCCCGCGATCGAGTTGACTCCGACTTCGAGCGACCGGAACGTCAGTTTGCGGCCACTGCCCGAGGTGTTCTGAAAGGCGAGGATCGCCTGCCCGAACATGCTCTGCCAGTTGGCCCCGGTGCTGACCCGGTACTGCCGCTTGGTCACGCGGCCCTCACCAGTCCGCCGGGCATCGTCGTGCTTCCGGCTTGCAGGCTTTCCGCGACGCGCGCCAGGTCGTTCTGCGTCAGGTTGGCGTGCGACGCATGCAGGACGCCATCGACGATCCAACAGACCAGCAGCTTTGCGTCACCCGGAACCTTCGCGCGCACCCCATCCAAGACGACCCGCGTGTCTTTGCTCATGACTCACGCCACCGTGAACTCGAAAAACGCATCGACCACGCCGACCGCGTTCGCGCCCGGCTGCAGCAGGTGAATGCCTTCGGTGGTGTTGCAGGTGAACGGCTCGATGTTCGTGTCGCCCGTCGAGTCCCAAAAGCACATCAGCGGCCAGATGCATTGCAGTTCGTCCGACGTGGCCGACGACACCGCCGGCTCGTCGCCCGACCACATGATCTGTCGGAAGGCGTTGTCCGCCGTGTTGGTGAACGTACCGCCGGTCACGCAGGTGACGCTGGTCAGGTCGACGCCGGTGTTGCCGGTGTCGTGCGCGACCGGGGTCACGGCGGTGCCCGCGGACAACGCGCTGATCTTGCGCAACAGCATCGTGGTCAGCACGCCGGTAACCGCGGCGGTCTGGTTGTTCAGCGCCCATGCGCGATACAGCCTGACCTTGCGCGTGGCGTGCGCGTTGAACACGCCGAGGATCGACTTGTTCGACGCGAAGGCGATGCCCAGGGCGCTTGCGGTGTAGGTCTTTGCCATTGCTATTTCGCTTTCTTCGGGGGCACGTCGCGTTCGACGTGGGTTGTGCTGCTGATTTCGCCGTCGCGGTCGCGGTCGACCGTGGTCGTGGTCTGACGCTCGGGCATTGAAGTGATCGCCACGTCGGTGACGTTCACGGTGTTCTCGTTGACGACGGTCGTCGCCGGCACGTTGACGTTGTTCTGGATCGGCGTCGGCTCGACGTTGTTCGTGACGTTGACCGCCGCGGCGGCCACGTCCACGTGGACGGGTGTCGGCTCGACGTGCGTGTGGTTCTCGACGATCGGCGCAGCGACATTGACTGCGGCGGGCGCGACGTGCGTGTGCGTTTCGATCTTCGCGGGCTCGCGCGCCGCCAGCACTTGCGCAAGCGCGGTGAACGCCTGCACGACGGAGGTGTTTTCCTGGCGGCCCGCTTCCCGGTCTGCCATCAGCCGGTCGGCCATCGACATGAACGCCGTCTCGAGCGCGCTCGGCTGCGGTTTGGGCGCAGGCTTGGCGCCGGGCGCGACCGCAGGTGCCGGCACGACTGGTTCCAGCCCCATCGACTTCGACCGCTCCAAGTCCTGTTTGCGCTCGTCGTCGATGACGGTGATGTCGTCGCCGCGCTCGCCGGCAATCCGCTGGCGCGACAGGACGCCCATCTCGAGCAACAGTTTCTTGCCTTCGGCGTCCTGCGTCGGGTGGATGTACTCCCAACCCTCGGGCGAATGCTCCGGCGCCTGCGCGTCGGCGAGATCGCTCTCGCCCAGGGCGCCAGCAAGCACCGCGGCGCGGGCCCAGCGCTCGATCACGAACTGGCAGTGCATGGGGATCAGCACTTGCCACTGACGCTGCCGCGCGTGGCGACGGAACTCGTTGAAGATCACGCGCATCGCGCGGTCACTGATGTCTTTGATGTCGCCCGACATGAGTTCGTACGGCATGCCTGCGCCGGCGGCCGTGCCCAGGCCCATCGTGCGCATGTAGTCGCTGTACGTCGTGCCGGCCTCGGGCGGATTCGAGAACTTCACGTCCTCGCCGGGCAGCAGTTCCTGCATGATGCCGGACTCGAGGCCGACGGCAGGCGACCCGTCGCCGGCTTTCGTCGAATACCACGCCGGCAAGCCCGTGTCGGCGTCCACGCGGTCGTCACTGAACGCCGATTCCGGCATCGTTTTGGTGACGAACCCTACGTACAGGTTCGCCAGCAACTGCCGATCGAGAACCGCGTCTTCGAAATTCCCGCTCGCACGCAAGCGCACCAACACGTTCGCGAGCTCGCTGACGCCGCGAATCTGGCCGGCGCGCTTCGGTTCGAACACGTGGCGCACCTGATCGGCGGGCACGCGAATCAGCATGTCGGGCGTCGGCATCGACCGAAACTCGTGCGGGTGCTCGCGGTGCATCCAGTAGGCGATGCGGCGGCCGTACTTGTTGAACTCGACGCCCTGGCGAATCCTGTTCCCGACCGGCAGCCCCGGCCACGAGTCCGTATCGAGGTGCTGCGGGCAGAACTCGCTCGGCAGCAGTTGGAACTGCACGGGCGCCGGCAGCCCGAGAACGAGCGCGCGCGCACGCTCACGGATGAAATACTCGCCGCCGGAGAACCACTCACGCACGCCAAGCGTCTGCTGCCCGTAGGCGTCGAGCACGCCGTCGGCGTCGGCAAACGGCACGTAGCGGCGCCACTCTTCGCCGATGCGCTTGTTCTTCCAGCGCGGCGTGATGCCCACGCCGACCAGGGTCGTCGCCCACTTCTGAATCGTGGTGCCTGCGGCCCAGTCGTTGCGCACCGCGTCCTGCGCGCGGTCGAGCAGGCGCTGCATGTTCTCGTTGGCGGCGTTCGGGCCGCGGGTGCCTGGGCGCCACGCGGCGACGCGGCGGCCGGTGCCGGCGGCGTCGTACTTCGCCTGCGCGGCGAGCCGCTGCTTCTGTGCGCGAGCGCTGGCGCCGCGGCGCTGCGGGTTCGCCGCCATCAGTACCCCCGGCCCGCGTAGTGGAGGTAGGTGCGGCCGGTGCGGCGCGCACGGCCAGCGTCCACGCGGTCCTGCTCGGCCTTGCGGCGAATCAGGTCATCCCGGGCCGCGATCAGCGAAGTCGTCGTGTTGTACGTCGTCGTGTCGCCGCCGACCGTCACGGAGCGAACGCCGTCGGCGATCGCCTGGTCCAACGCGTCGATGTGGGCCTGCGTAATCATTCCGACAGTGTTTGCCGGGCAGGCACTGAAAGTCACGCACTGAGATTGCGTTACGTGGAAATTCTACGTATGATTAGTTCAGCCGAACAGATGGAAAGATTAGCCGGCGTGAACCGCTGGCAAGAACAAGGAACGAACGTGAAAAAGACTGTGAGCCTGTTTCAACGCAACTATGACGGTGACCGCCTGGTGCGTGACGAGATTGTGCCTGGCGCCGAGTGGGTGGCCGCCGGCGAAGGCGTTGCCACGCGCAAGCACGACGGCACTTGCTGCCTGGTGCGCGACGGCCAACTGTTCAAGCGTTACGACGCAAAGGCCGGCAAGACGCCGCCCGCTGGTTTTGAACCGGCACAGCCCGAGCCCGACGCGAACACGGGACACTGGCCTGGCTGGGTGCCGGTTGGCGACGGTCCCGACGATGCGCGCCACCGCGAAGCGTTCCAGGACTTGGACGGCCGCTCCAGCGGCACTTATGAACTCTGCGGGCCGAAGGTGCAGGGCAACCCGGAAAGTTACCCGTCGCATGTGCTTGTGCGCCATGGTTGCGAAGTGCTGGAAGACGCGCCGCGCGACTGGACGGGGCTGCGGAGCTACCTTGCGAACAAGGACATTGAGGGCATCGTGTGGCACCACCCGGATGGTCGCATGGTGAAGATCAAAGGCAAAGACTTCGGCCTGAAACGCGGGTGAGTTTGTGTCTGGCTAACGTTCGAGCTGAGAGGCCGCAAACGGCGGCACCACGGCCCGAGTAAGCCGCAAAACGCGACCGCCGTTTGCGGTCCTTTCGAGCGAGGGTTAGGCGTGTCGTTGACAGAAGCAAAAATATTTGCCCGCTGGTGCGGGAAGTACCTGCTGATTGGCGTGGCCGTAATGCTGGTTGTGGGCATGCTGCCCATTGAGCGCGACGACACCGACCCGGGCGCGTGGGGCTCCCGCAGCGGCTTGGTGCCAAGCACCGACGCGCTGACGGGGTGCCAGTACCTGCGCACATCGGGCGGTGGGATCACGCCACGCATGACGAGCGACGGCAAGCATTTGGGTTGCTCGCGGTGAGCAACACGCCTAACGTGGAGATGAGCGGCAGCCTTTAGGCTGTCCGCTCCATTGCCGGGTTAGGCCCGGTGGATGAACAAGGAGAACGATGATGGACCACTTGATTGACGACAGCGACAGGTTGAAGCCGTGCCCGTTCTGCGGCGCGGATGCTGAGTTCGGCGAGATCGGCGGGGCCGAGGAAACGCCGGACGCTGGCGGGCACTTCGTGCAGTGCCTCAACTCGGCATGCGGCGCTTCCAGCGCACTCATTTTCCCGCTGATGGATGACGTTAAAGCGCTGCTGATGGAGCGCTGGAACAGAAGGCCTAACGTGTTCTAGACCGCAAAAACGCGGCGTAAGCCGCCCACAACTGCGTACGCCGCAACCCGCCATGAGTTTCGACAAACCTTCCTTCTGCTTCTGGACCGGCAAGCGGTTCGCCTATGGCG